CTTATCTCTTACTCTTTTTCTTGGCTTCTTAGTACTTTTTTTACCTGTTCTTTTACCGCTTCCACCTTTTTTATTGTTAGCCTTTTTAGCTTGTTTTTCAGCTTCTTTTTTCTTTTGTTCTTCTTTAGTTTGGGCAATTGCATTTTTCTCTGCATTTTCTCTTGCTCCAAGTTTCGTTGCTGTGATTTCACAAGTATAATCGCCACTTATTTCGTGTGTTACCTTGTCAATTATATATTTGCCCTCAAACTTTCCCCAGCTTTCATCAAGCTCAATTATTGCTCCTGCCAAATATTTAGTACTTCCGTCAACATTTAAGGTTATTTGATATTCCTGTTTAAGATTATCTTTTAAAGTCTTTTTCGCAACTTTTTTTGGCTCTGTTTTTCCTTTAGTTTTTACCTTTAATATTTTTTCTTTTTTTGTTCTTTTCTTCTTGCTTTCGGCTTTCTTTTGTAGTTTTTCTTTTGATTCTTTAATCGTTTTACCTTTTTTCTTGCCAGTTGTATTTTTCTTCATTTTAACCTCTTATTTTTTCTTAGATTTAACCTTTTTGACTGGCTTTTTGCTAGTCTTTTTCTGACTCTTCTTATTATTTTTCTTACTATCTTTATTTTTAGATTCCTTTTCTTCTGAATCCCCAGTAGTTACTTCATTACGCTTGTCAAGTTCCTCTTTTGTAATGATTTCCTTAACAACTTTTTTCTTGTCAGGATCATAGTAGGAAACTTCAACTTTATCGTAAATCTCTTTATTTTTCTTTTTCAAGCTAAAACTTCTAATTCGATAGTCTTTAATGTTAAAAACTTCAATAGTATCATTCTTTTCCATTTCCTCATCATCAAAAATAATTATTTTATCGTCGGATACTTTCATATTTAATCCGATTTCTTTAACAACTCGATTAATAAAAGCCAAATCAGTTTCTTTGTTTTGGTCTAATCTTTCAAAAAATACGTTTTCTGCATAAATCTCTGCATTCATTTCGTGTTTATTAGCAATTTGCATTACTAATTCCTTCAACGTTACTTTCTCCCAAGCGACACTATTTTTCTGATCTCTAATATTTTGGTCAAGTGGCAAAGCCAAGCATTTTAAAGTAAGTTTGTGGTCTTCAAAAGTCGGCTCATCCACATAAAAAGTTCCCAAATCCAAAAAATTAGTTTCAGTTTCCAGTTCCTCGTGGATTCCAACAAGTAATTGAGCATTTTCGTCAGGATACCACTCTTTAAGCCATCTATAATCTAAGTTTTCTAGTTCTATTTCTAAATCATCTATAGCATTTTTGGAATTGTCCGTGTAGTTAAGAGATGAAATAGAATGTGCTATCTCATCAGAAATATCAACTTTATTAAATATAACTATCACTCTGATATTTCTAGCAAAAGCCATTCCTATTCACCTCTCTTCCACGGCGGTAAACTTGTATCATTATCACTTTCTTCAGCAATTTCAGGAAGAATAATTGGAACGTTGGCATCAAAGACGGCGATGTCAATTAAAGCTAGATTACTTCTTATAAGGTCATGATAATAGCCTTCACTTCCGTAAACTCTATAAGCTATCAAATCCCAAGTGTCACCACTTTGTGTCCTGTAAACTCTAACATTAGTCATTATCCAAATGCCGTCCTTTCTTTTTTGTTTTTAACTTTCGCCAATGCTCTCATTACCGCTTTCTCAATTGCACTTGTATCAGCATTCCCATTCACTGTTATGCTAATATTGATAACATCTCCACCGCTTGAACCTTCGTTGCTTCTAAGTCCTGACATTCCCTCTTTCAGTCCACTAATCTTATCTCTAAAACTATTTTTAGTTTCACGATTATTCAAAATTTGAGTACCACGAGGTAAATTTAATAACATTTCGTGTTCCGCCAAAAATGCTGGTTTGCCAGGTATTTGAATTAATTCTGCTCCACGTTCTGCTACTGTCGTAAGTCCTCCACTCCAGTAGTTAGTTCCTGCTGCATTTTTCCCAAATAGCCCTCCGATACCCTTAGAAATCGGATTATTTGAAGCAAAACTTTTAATTGCTGCCCATTTTTCTTTGAAATAATTTGCTACACCATCAATAGTTTTTTTTAAACCACCTGCGACTACATCAAAAGACCCTTTTATTGCATTCCATACAGATGAGGCTACCGACTTCATTGTATTCCAAGCCGATGAAAAAAAATTTTGTACTCCGCTGATACCCGACTTTAGTGCTCCCCATAATGTCATTGCTACACTTTTGATCGCATTCCATACAGATGTTCCTGCAGTTTTTATCGCATTCCAAATTGCTTTGAAAAATGGAGATAACGGTTTAAAAATCGTTTTTAGCACTCTAACTGCAGCCATGACAACCGCACATATTGCAGCCCAGACTACAATTGCAACAACTTTTATCGCCATCCAGACAGCTTTGAATACAGCAGCAAGTGTTTTTACAACTCCTTTTATTACCGCAATTGCTCCTACAATTATGACTTTTATAGCATTGAATACAGTCATTACAACTACTCTTATTGCTGCAAATACTACTTTAAATACTGCACCTAGTGTTATTACGGCATATTTTATCCCAATTAAAACTCCAATTATTACAACTTTTAATACTGTACCTATAACAGATAAGACTGGTTTTAACGAATCGAACAAAGGCTTCATTTTTCCTAATTCCTTTGAAACAGATGAAGTTAAATCGCCAAAAACACTTTTGAAAGTATCCTTTATTGCTTTAAAATACGGCATTATTTGTTTTATTCCATTATTTACACCGTTTTTGAACCATTTCCATTTAGAATACATTAAAACTAACACTCCTACTACAGCAGCTCCTGCTGCGACATAAGGATTAGCTAACATTGGTCCTAATTTAGCTGTTGCCGGTCCTAATTTACCAATGATAGGAAATGCGGCTTTCAATCCTCCAGCAAAACTGCCAGCAGTTTTAAATTTATCGAATATCAGTATTCCCTTAGAAATTCCGCTGAGCAAAGGTGCGAATCCTTTTGCCAACCCACCAATTCCTATTTTAAAAGCGGCTAATGCTGCAATGCTTTTTAAAATATTTGCAGTTAGCTGCGGATGTTTCCGAATGAATTCAGAAATTTTGGAAATGACTGGACCAATTGAATTTGCGACTTTTACTAAGCTTGGTCCTAAAGCTGAACCTAAATCTACTCCCATGTTTATAATTCTGTTTTTTAAAGTTGAAAAAGCATTTCCCATCGTTTTTAATCTTTGACTGTATTCTTTATCAACACTTCCGAAGGTTTTCATTTTATCGTGTGCATTTTGGATATTTGTGCTGACTTCATCGATATGTTTTGCTAATTCTGAAGCTGATTGAATAGATTCTTTGCCGAACAAAGTCTTGAGCGTTGATGCCTGAACATCCTTCGGAAGATTTTTTATTCTTTTAAAAACATCAATTAATGTTCCTTCTCCATCTTTTGTCATTCTTTTAGCAACATCTTCTACATCTAATCCTAGTAATTTAAAAGCATTTGCCTGTTTTTTAGTCGCTGAAGTTCCAGCCATTAATCCTAATGAAATATTTTTCAACCCAGTTGCCGCTACCTCTGAAGGAACTCCAAAAGATACCAAACTTCCTCCTAACGCCGCAACCCCTTCTTTAGAAATACCAGCCATTCCGCCTAATCCAGCAACTCTACTTGAAATGTCAGCAATTTCTGGAGCCGTTACAGCTATAGTGTTCGCTAAATAATTAATCACATCAGCATATTGCATTACTCCGTTCTGATCTAAATTTAACTGTGCTCTAGTTTTTGCTAAAAAGTTCCCTGCTGCTTCAGTATTCATGTCAAATGCAACTTTAATTTTAGCAGCGTCTTTAGTATATCTTTCCAATTCATCTGTTTTTATTCCTGCTTGAGCTCCTGCTCCTGCGATTTGGAATAATTCTACTTGTGACAACGGACTGTTCTCACTAAAGTTTCTCATTGCTTTGTAAAATCCATCTTCCATTTTTTTAGAACTAAAATCAGCAACTTTTTTTAAGTCTGCTTGAGCATTTTCTAAATCAACTGCTAATTTGACAGGAACAGCCAAAGCTCCTGCCACTCCCATACCTTGCGCTATTTGTTTATCCCCGAAGTCTTTCATTCTCCCAATAGATTCTTGCCTGCTATCATATCTTTTTTGAGCTTCTTTCAGTTTATTCATTTTTTCAATTTCTTTTTCAACTTCCTGAACCTTGCTTCTATAATTAGACAAACTAGCGCCTTCCGCTTCTATCTTACTTCTTGCAGCTTCAAACACATGTTGTTGTCGTTCTTTTTGTTTATTCAATTTTCCGACATTTTTTTCAGCCTGTTCTATTTCCTTAGCCAATTGTTTATTACTGCTTCCAGTTCTTTCGTATTCGGCTTTCAATTTTTGCAAATGTTCAGCAGCTTTTTTATACTCCGAATTAATTTTATTTAATCCATCACGAGCCTTGTCCATATTTTGAAAAGCTTTTTGTGCTTTTTCCATGCTTTTGATTTCTTTTTCAAATTCTTTGACAGATTTCGTCGTATTTTTTAAAGCATTTGCAACTTGGCTCATTCCACTAATAGCACTAGCTACTGCTGCACCCAGAACTATGTTAAGTTCCAAATTTTTTGCCACAATATTCCTCCTTTCCTCTTAAATATGGTATAATATATTAAAGAGGTGATTTTTATGAAAAATAATAAATCAGATAAAAAATATACTCCGTTAGAAATAATTTTGATAATATTATTTGGTCTAGTTGTATCTATTCCATCATTATTTTTCTTATTTATATTTATATCATTTATGTTTGCTATAAGCCCTGTAATCACAGTTATAGCTCTTATCGTAGTTCTATTTAAATTTTTATCAGCTTTCATTGGTGGGGACGACTAATCCCCTTTTTTTTATTCACTCTCTTCTTGCCTTGCCTTTTCATCCTCAATCAACTTATTAGCCCTTGCTATCCAGTAATCAAGTTCATCAAACGTACATTTCATAAGCGTTTCATAGCTAATATTCATTTTAAAATAGTTAAGTCCGCTCAATAAATCTGTAATCAAGTCTAAAAAATCATCTGTTATGCTTCCGTTGGAGTTTTCTCGTCCTTGTCTTCGTCCGTTCCCCAACCTTTTACTAAAAAATTCTTAGTTTGATTTACCACTTTTAAAAAGTCTTCAGCACCTAATGTCATTAAATGCCCATATTTAATACCTGATGCCCTTTCAGCTACAGTCAAAGCCCAAGCATCATCAAAATCTTTAAAGTTTTCGGCATTAGATTTCATTCTTGATTTGTAATCTTTTCCACATTCCAATAAATCTGCCCCTGTCAAATTATCCAGTTTCAAATCTATTTCTTTGTATTTTTTACTTCCTAAATCATATTCTTTTGTTAATTTTATAATCATTCTATTCCTCCTAAATATGTCCTAATAATTGTCTTATGATATTATTCAAACTTCCATTTACATTTGAAATTCCGTTCAATACATCAATTTCAATGATTGTTTTACCATTTATCATTAATTTGTAATAAGTTATACTCAAATCAAACGAACCTTCAAATTTCTTACCGTTTTCAACCTTAGGACCATCAAATTTTGTGATAAATCCTTTTAATGTTGCATCTGCACCAGTTACTTTTGGCGAGTGCGACATTCTATCTAATTCTTGTAAAGCTCCCAAACACTCTAATGTGATTGAATCATTATTATTAAAATTTAATAATGTATCATTCATACTATCCATTTTTACCTTAGCTGACATTTTTTTATAATGTCCAATCAACGGAGCTTCAAATTCTGCAGCCATACCAAACTGTTCGGTCGTTATTGTTGCCGATTCCACATTCGGAAGTTCTACTACTCCAACTCCTTCTAATGCATTCGAACCATTGACATAAAGGTCAGCGTCAACGATTCCCAAAGGCAGTTTCTTTTTAGCCATTCTTTATCCTCCTATTTTCCTAAACTATTTGCAAACTCAGTTAATGCGTCTACATCATATTTTTTCTTAAATGTTGCCGATTTCATACCTGGAATTACTCCTAGCTTTATAACCCAAGTTATATCACCATTCATAACATTAATAGCGTCGTTATCCTCGCTTGATAAAGTTGCACTTGCACTTAACAAATCATTTCTAGCCACAATAGCATTCAATCTAATATTCATTGATTTTGTTGCTGTTTCAGCTAATTTTTTGGAGAATGTTTTATCCACTTTGTCAAAAAGACTTACAACTAGTTCGTTTCCAACATATTTAAACATTCTACGAGTGTTTATAAATTTGTCCTTCGGATCTGTTGCCATTGGATTAAGTGCAGTTTCAGACCCCCAACAACGCCAACCTTTGAAATTGATAGCTGTAACTACTCCATTTTTATTTAAAAAGTTAGCCTGTTGCTCTTTGTCTAAAATTATTTCCTCTAATTTTCCATTTGAGTTTTTCCAATATAAACTATCACACTTATAAGCAAAGTTAGATGGCACCTGCGAAGGTGCACCGCTCTTCTCGTTATCTACTAGCAACGACAAAGCAGCATACTGAATAGACTGAATATATTTTTTACCACCCAATCCCAATGTTCCGTACAATACAATTTGGTCATTTCCGTTAATGTTATTATCATCTTTCCATTTAGGAATTTGGTCATAAGGCTTGTCAATCGGTGCATTAATCAATGCAATCGCTTCAAACATATTCCCGTTTATATTTTTAGCTTTTGTTTGCATAATCGCAGCAACTTCACTATCGCTTGAAAAATCAGGAATATCAATGAAAGCTGGTAATTCTGAATATTTCAAGTAAACTTCATCTAATAACTCTAATCCTGCTCTTTTCATTGTTGAAATATCATATCCACCTAAAGCCTGCGCTTTCGTTACTTTTGATAAGTCAATTTCTTCATATTCAATATCAATCTTAGTTCCATTCGATGGTTTAGCATATATTTCAAGTCCTTCATCTGTCCACATCGTTATAGCATCTGAAATAACTTGTGATGTTGCATTTTCTTTAACTACTAATGTATCTGTTATCAATTTGTGATT